TTAAGCAGCCTCCTTATTTATATAATATCCATTAGATCCTAATTTTAATTCAGCAAATAAAAATGTTTTTGTATAACCAAACTTTTTTACAACTTCTTTTCTATTTGCAATTCTAAAAACTTTTTCCCATGCCACAATAACAGCTTGTATTTTGTGTGGTGCTTTAACTTTGCAAATAACTTTTTCTGATTTTTTAACTAACCATGTTTTCATTAAGCAGCCTCCTTTACTGGTTGATAAACTAAGTAAGAACTAAACACCTGGTTTTCAAAATGATGTTGTTTTAATTTCTTTATATTTTTAAAGAAACCAACAAGCGCATCTTTAGTATTATTTATATTGAAGTGAGTAGTCTGTAATTGGATATAATTTTTTGCAGTAGTAAATCTATAATTGTGATTACCAGCAACAAAAAACTTTTTAACAAAATTATTTAACCATTTACCCTTTTGGGTTTTGTTAGAGATTTTTGGTATTTTATATGTCATTGGCTTATCTGCAAATTGAGTTAAACCCATGCCGTAACCTTTTCTATAAAGTCTAGTCATTTTGTAATTAACAATTGTCATTAAGCAGCCTCCTTATATTTAGGTTGGTATTTTTTAGCGTGAAGTGTTGCGCCTAACTTTCCAGCACAAGCAAAACCTTCAGCGTTAAACAGATCATCAAATTCAAAACCGCTATCATCCATTTTGCCAGATCTAATTCCCCAAGGGTACAAGACACCAGGAACTTTTAATCTGTAACATAAAAAGTTTGGATATTTTGAATTGTGATAATAAGTGGTTGCGGTATCTGAAATTTTTACCCAACCAAACTTATCTTTTTTAAATGCCATTAAGCAGCCTCCTTTTTTGGTTTATCCCACACAAGCAAAGTCTTACCGATAACTTTTGAAGATTTATTTTTTTGTGGAAGGATTTTTTTTGTAAAATATTTTTCTAATGCAGAGTAGGTAGTGAACTTTTTTTTGTGAAAGTTTTTAACCATACAATATATATAGTTACCTATCTGGCAATAGTCAAGATATAGATTTGCCAATATGGTAAGTTTATTTAGGCGTAGGAAGGGTATTACTAAAGTTAATTAGTTTAGAATAGTTCTAAAGTAGATACTTAGGCTTGTATCTTACTTAGTTGGTCTTGCAGATTAATAACAGCAATCAATTTTGAATGAGCTGTCTTGCTTATAGCCGCAATCCCTGGAGGATACATTCCCCCGTTTTTAACTTTAAGTCTCGTTATCTTTGCGTTCAGAGACTTTCTTTCTTTTTCTATCTGAGTTATTTGTTGGCTCAGATGTTGGTAATGAGTTATCATTACTTACCTCTTTTATTCTAGCGAACTCAAAGCTGACAGACTTACCATCAACTTTATATTTAGCTGCATCGCTAGGTATGGTTTGTTTTGCAGCATCAGAAACGGAAGTAAATATTTCGCTAGCAGTAAAGCTAGCACTTCCACTCCAGAATTTTTCAATCGTCTTTGTCATTAGGATAATCTCGTTCTAAAATTATTTTTAAATAGTGAATAGCTTTTTTAATATCTTTAGCTTTATTTTTATTTTTATGTCGGCACACATATTTTACAACATTTCCCTCTGCAAATTCAAGTCTATTTTCACTTATAAAATAAGCTGGTTCCACTTTCATTTTTTTATAATGATCTCCTTGGATCTGCTCATTTAAACAATTATAATTAAATTCTTTAAATATATCTGGATGTGTCATTGCTTTATTATTTGAATGCTTCTTGCTTTGCCTGGTAATCTTTTTATCCATTTTCTATCTTCTAATTGGTTTACCCTTGCATTAATCGAATTTTTTGATTTTAAACCTACCGCCACCTTCATTTCATCATAAGATGGCGATATGTTTTTCTTTGCAATATAGTTTTTAATAAACTTAAAAAGTTTTAGTTGCTTTGCAGTTAAACCATATTGATCCATAAATTACTTAAAAAGGTATTTCAGCTCTGTTATCAGCTTGCGGTGCAACTGGTATACCCGTTCCCGTTTTCTTTATAGTAATTTTCAAAGATTTATCTTCCTGGATATAAGCAGATGCTTCCATCCATACACCATCGATAGTAAAGTTTTTTCTATACGGCTTACCCGTCTTTTGATTAAACTTATCACTATCTGTTAAAACAAGATCTGGTCTATTGTTAGTAGATGGATCTTTTGGATCTTTGTCTGCGTTTCTTTTCAAACTAAATGTTGCCACCCAGTTTGGATCTTGTGGTTTCTTAAAATCAGCCATATATATTTATCCTTTCTTAAATTGCTGGTTTCTATCTAAAAAGGCTTTTTTTAATTTTTCAAACCTTTCTAAATCTTGTGTTTTAAGCTCTGTTAAAAATTTTTTATTTTGACTTTTTAACTGCTCTAAATTTCCTTGGTGCGTACAAAGTTTAATTCTTTCTAAAATTATTTTATCGTGATTTAGATTTATACCCGTGTTCTCATTGTTGTTTGGTTTTTCATTTGACATTTCTTGATCGGAATAGACGTTGCCGTGAACACCTAATGCTTTGAGTATGACACGATCTACAGCTCGTTTTTCTGCAACGGCTACTGGGTAATCAAAATCATTATTTTGTGGAGACACTTCTCCAAATGAATAAAATTTTTTAGTTTTATGTTGAGCTGTTGCTTTAACAACTACGCAACCTTTATCTAAATTACAATCTACTAATTCTATATCAGTATCAATATTGTAATGCTGGGCCAATCCTTCTACTTCTAAATGTTTTATAATAAACTTGCCGTTAGGTTTACCAAATTTATCTTTCATTTCTATCATGCCGCCAGTTTGACGTAATCTATTCATGTAGCTTTCAAGTGAGATTAAATTAATGACGTTACCCATGCAGCTCCTTCGCATAGCCAGAGTTTGAATGAAGGTAAAAGAATACTGCTGTATTAAAACCTTTGTCGTGCATCGCTACAGCAACACTCTGGCTATATTTAACAAAACCTATCCATGTAAAGAGGGAGATTAAAACAATTCCTACAAGGAGCAATCGATGTTTGTTATTGTTTTTTTTCGGTTTTACTAAATATCGGTTCAGCAACCATGGCTGTAAATTTATAACTAATGGATCTGATTTTAATACTTTCATTCTAAACCCCATAGTTTCATTGCAATATCTTTATGTTCTCCCATACCTTTCCAAAAGAAGTGGTTAAAGTCTGGAGCTATATCTTGATGCCAAGTATTTTTACCCGCATGATTTTCCATTACTCTTTCTCTACGTTTGGCAACCATTGTTAATCTATTAAGATGTTTTTTTAAATTTTCTGGTTTCATTGCCTCGCAATTTTCTGGTGTAAATATATTGTATTGTTCTTCATTCATTACAAATAAATGAGGTTTCTTTTTTTCGTAATTGGAAAAATAATAAAAAGCTACTTGAGCCAGGTGGTCATCGAAACCTAAATAACCTTCATTTATTTTTGGTAAAGAATAATTAGATGTACCATCTTTTCTGGCTCTGTTTTTTTTTCGCCATTTAGTTTTAAGTTCTACAAAATTATTTTCATCTTCTAGATCAATTCTACCTATTGTTGGAAGTATGCAACCATCTAAAAATAATGATACAGATCTTTCACATTCAATAGGGGAGGTTAAATTAATCTCTCTTAAACCAGTTTTTAAAGTTAAAAATGCTTTAGCTAAACCTAATCTATTCACATCATGTTGAGCTTTATCGGTATCATCTGCGGGATCATATAAATTAAATTTATCTAAAATTTTATCAAATACTTTTCTTTGTGGAGGGATCTCTTTTTTAATTAATCCTTTGCCTATTTGATGCTGCCATAAAAAATTACCAAATACTAATTGAGCTAGATCGCCAATACAAACACCAGAAAACATTTTAGAATTTATAGGTAAAGCTCTACGTTGTTCTTGGGTTAAATATAAATATTTATAGCTCCACATATCATCTGCGGAATTTAGTTGCGATGGCGACCAATGATTTTGTTTATAAAGTTCTACCCACTCTGGTAAATCTTTTATGTTTGTTAAAAAATCGTCTTTAATGTTATCTATATTTTTTTCTAGTTCCATAAAACAAATTAAGTATTTTATTGGAACAATTGGTAAACATAATTAGTCTTGTTGGCAAATCATTTACCAAAAAAGTTTCTATCTCTGGGTGTGTATATTGGGGATAACTAAATATTATTATTATATTTTTCGAAAAAACTCATTTTTTTTGGTGCTGAAATTTTAATCCATTCTGGATTAACACCAACTGATTTTGGGTTCATAGGTTTATTAGTTTTAGGATTAATTAAATCTAAAGTATAATTAGGTGTACTTTCATTTATTTTAACTAAAGCAATTATTGGCGTGCAACCTTGTTTAGCCATTTTTGCATTAGGTTCTAAATAACAAATCTTACCAATACTATCTTCGTGAAAACCCTCATAACCATTATCTGTCGATACTCTTTCAAATAATAAAATTTCGTTATGATGTTGGCTACCAATTTTATAAAATCTAACTGCAAGCGTTGATTTAGTATAATAACCACCAGGAATAACAATTTTTTTATAAAATTTTTTAGTTAAATCTTTAACCATAAAACTATCATCCGTATAATAATGTAATTCAACTGTATTTAATTTTTTAGGTGGAAATAATATTGCAGCTGGATCACATTTTAAAATTTTAGCAATCTCAATAGCATTTTCTGGTGTAATTTGTCGTTCTTCATTAACCCAACGATTAACAGTAACAATATTTTTATTTAATTTAGTTGCAAGATCTTTCTGAGATATTCCAACCTGGGTTATCTTTTCCTTTAAAAAATTCATATCAGATTTTCGACTATTTACCTTTTGAGTTTTTGAATTAGTCAAACTATGAATATTATTTACCATGTTGGCAACGTAACTTCTATTAATTTATATGTCAATTGTATATTTTAAATTGGTTAAAATATTTACAACTTGTAAGCCTTGTGGATTTTTTAGGTATAAACACAACATATATGGTTAAGGCTATTGCCAATAAGGATTTATTTCCATATTGACAACGCATGGGATTAGAAAAATTTAGAATTAGTAAAGGTTTATCTTACAAAAAACTAGCAGATTTAATCGGAATTACTGGAATTTCGCCAGCTACCACGACTTTTAGGTGGTGCAAGGGATCCAGAATGCCTGGCCGAAATTGGATGAAAATTATTAAAGAAAAAACGAAAGGCAAGGTGCAGCCGTCTAGTTTTTATGAATAGAAAAAAACAAAAATTGAATGGAACTATAAATGATTACCCGTTGGTTGAAGTTAAGTGGCTTGATTGTCTTGCTGATAACAGCTGGATGTCAATCGAC